ACGCGGTGGTGGTGGTGTGTAATTCATGGTTGTATCGTCTGTTATTATTCCGTAATGATTGCCGAGCCACCTGATTGCTTCCGGGTAACTCAATTTCTCATGCTTCATCAGGAACGTCACGGCATCACCCTTTTCGCCACACGCAAAGCACTTGAACACGTTGCCCTTGGGATAGACCACAAAGCTACCAAGATGCTTGTCGTCATGAAATGGGCAGAGTCCCCAATATCGTGCGCCGCTGCTTCCCTTCTTCTGGAGCTGAACGAACCTTCCCACGATGTCAACTATATCCGTGCGCTCCTTAATGCGGTCGATGGTTAGTTGGTCGATGTGTGTTGACATATTAAATTCGGTTTTTCCGAAAATGCTAAAATGCTATATCTGTGTAGAGATGCGCGTGTACGTGCGTGCATACGCGCGACCGACCGCGTGTGTGGTTTCGTGACCGTGCCCCCATCCTTTTCGAGGGGGCAAGGTCTCGCAACCCGCAGGCGGTTTCGCGGTGGGTCACCGTTCTATACCCCTTTAGGGGTATAAAGATTTTGGGTCACCGTTTTAGAATGGATATTCATCCGCTGGTTGAAGCATCGGATATCCGTTGGACTTCATTGTGGATTCGTCGAGGTATTTCATGTTGATTGCAGCCATCAGGTCGGCTTGTTGGCGGTCCTTATTGGTTACACCTCCAATGGTCTTGAACACCTTTTCTTTGATGTCCTTGCGACTCATTGGCCATTCGTACATGTCCTTGGCCTTCAGAATCCACTCGTGTATCTCTCCGATGTCGTCGGAAAGTACCTCTTCTTTCGATTTGCTCGGCAGGTTGCTGCCAGTGTTGGTTATCTTAGGAATACCGAGCGCACCGGCATCGTCAGTGATTTGGAACTTCCAGTCGTCGAGGTCTTTACCTCGCGCATCCTGTTGCTTGACTGTAAAGCTCACTCCGTTGGGTGTCTTATTCTTGATGGAGATTAACGTGTCGCTCACCTTGTTGCCTAACTCAGTTCCAGCCCAGCCACGCATCTTCTGGTCTTCTGCGTCTTTGGTCGGGTTTTGGTGTAGGGCGTTCCAGATACACATGCGCCGCTCTTCAGCGAGTGTTCCGAGGTCGCTCAGTATCTCAGTGATAGTACTTTCGTCGTTGATGGTTGCGAGCAAGTCTCGCAGACCGTCTATGAATACCACGTCGGGTTCAAGTACCTCAATGGCTTGCTTTATCAGCTGGTAGCGCAGTGCGTATTCCTTATCGGTATCGTGCTCTTTCTTGACCGATTTCAGCCATAGCACATTGAACTTTTCGTTGGGCTCTTTCATATCCCAATCACAGAGCCAATGCACTCGCCTGAGCACCTTTGCCGAGTTCAGCATCTCCATCTCCGTATCGACGTATAGCACCTTGGGGTAGTGACCGAGCAGCTCAATGGTTCTGTCAGGCACCCTCAACCCTGGCAAATATTTCTGCGCTCTGTCGCCATCCTCAGCGAGTATTGCCGCCATCAGCATTGTCAGCACGAATGACTTACCATTCTTTTTCTGACCGCTGATTGCCTGCAAACCTCCGAGGGTAGAGAAGGGTACTCCGTTATATTCCAACATATAGTACGGCTCGGGGTAGTCCTTGCGCGGGTCGAGCAGATAAGGTCTGATGCGCTCCATCAGTATATCCTTACCCGTCGATATTGTTGGAGTTGTTTGTTCACTCATTATTTCTCTCTATTTTAAATCGTTCTTAAAACGGCAGGTCGTCGTCTGGGTTTGGATTGTCCGAGCCGTTGTTTTGTGCGGAGTCTGTTGTCGTCTCCGTTTTCCCTTCGTTTTTCGGCTCTGCTGCGTTTTCGGTGTTTGAAGGTGCATTTACTTGTGGCGCTTCAATACCTGCGAGTTCTGGCAAAAATTCAAACTTATGAAGCTGCGGGTCATTATAATATCTCCCGTTATATTCATCAACTCGGTTATACCAGTCAATCTTCACACAGCTCTTACCATTCATCAGCTTGAATATTTCCTCGTTTTTCAACAAATTTATAGTTATCTCGTCTCGCGCTCTTAATACCACAGCGTCTGGAAATCTTTTACTCTCTGGTGGAAAGTATTCAAATATAAATGATAACGAATGCCACGGATTGCCCGTTTTGGCACTGACACCTGTTTTTTCATCAAAAACCTTAGTGATTCTTCCAATGTATTCCATATTATAACTGTTTTAGGTTTATATTTCTATTAGTTTTGAATTTCTGTTCAGCACGTCTATCTGAATGTCTTTTATTGACATATCGTGCAACTTCGCGTATTCGCTCAACCATTTCTTCTTCGATGGTGGTAAGGATGCCTCTGTATAGAACGTCCTCACCGTCACCATCCTGAAATCTTTAAAGTCGCGATATGATCCAAACGCATAACTGCCTGGATAGCGCAAAGCAAATTCCGTGTCTTTATATCCGGGTCTTGGCGGTTTCTCCATCATCAGGTAAGCATGCACAATTCGCATGAATCGCAGCATCAGTTCTTTTCTCGTATTGGGTATTTCCAACCGCTCTGCGAATCGTTGAAAGAAGTGTGGAGTGAAATGTATATAACCAGTGCGGTGCTTGCCATCATCATCATATCCCACTTCAACATAAGCTCCTACACTTGCTACTGTCTCGTAGTACATGATGCTGTAAGGGATAGTGAAGCAGCCGCCCTCACCGTCTTTGCTGATATGCTCATAACTCAGCCAATGGTTGCCGTTCTTGCTCAGATACTCCACCGGGTCGCTGTACATCTCCCTGCGATGCAGCTCGCGAGCCAGCTCCTGAGCCATCTGGATTTTCCATTTGTAATAGGCTTTTTCTCCGTGGTGTGCTTTCTTGAACCAATATTCTGCTTTCACCGCATCCTCCTGGTACTCCCTATGCACCTGTTCAGGTAATGAATTAGCGTTCAACATATATATATTGTTTTTAAGGTTTCAAAAAGAAAAAACCGCCGAACTTCCCAGTCCAGCGGCTTTGCATAAATGGATTTACAACAGTTTGTTTTAAAAGAAAGATAGTAATGAATGAACTTCTTGTTTAAGCCTCCTCTGCGTTTATATCAGGGCTTGGAACCTGCTTCCCTTCGTTCAGTGCTTTGCACTTTAGTGCGAAGATCAAGGCCGCATTAGGCTAACACCGCTGCTGTCTCCTTTGGCTTCGCCTCCCCAACAGTCATCACGACGTAAGGGTTGCATCATCGCTCTTTCAGAGATTGCTTTCGCGTTTCGTTCACAGCTCCGACTATGGCCCACTTACGTGGAACTTTCCGTTTATGCCTTACGCAACTCACGGGTCTTCGCCGCCACATCGGTCGTCTGTGTTACATGGTGTGGGTCATGTAATAGGCTGTTGCCCCGACCTTGCCGTCCTCGCTTCTTCACACGGCCACGAACTTGCCACCTGGTGGTGGGCTTGTGGAAGGTGGCGGATTCGAACCGCCTGCTCATCCTAAGCTCTTTGGGGATTCACCGCCGAGTGGTAGTTTTGCAGTAGCATTTTTTCGGTCGGTGTGCGAGGCTTTTAACCATTCCCCTTATTCCAATTATGCCGGTTTGCACCATCATTTCCGGCTTTTTCCTCCCTCCGTTTTTATCGGGTGTCCTGCGGATTCTCCCGCAGGTATTAGTACATCTGTGACCTTATTTCCCTTATCCTTGCAGAGATGTCCTTCCATTTTTTTCTTCTTTGATGGAGTTCCGTTCATCAGCGCGTTCTTATCAATCGTCGCCTTTCGCTCTCTCTGTATTCTCTTATACCTTTCGATGGCAGCAGGTATTTCCTTCATCACTCGCGCCTCGATTATCTTCTGCGCTTTCTCTCTTGCTGATTCTGATACTTCAACCCTATCCAGCTGCTTTGTGCATACCACCGCATACGGCGGGTATCTCTTGTCAGTTCCGTGACGTAGGCAGCTCTCGCACTTCATGCACTCATCGCTCAGCATGTCAATATCTGGATTCCAGGGACACACATTGCGGTACTCAACCGCTATCTTCACCATCTTAGGTCTCATCACTCCCTTTGCACCCATTTCCATTTCACCTGAATCTGCGCTCACCAGTTTACTCCTGAATCCGAGCATGAATGCTGTAGGTGCCTTTGCCTTGCGTTCATATATCCATCCGCCTGCCATACTCAATCCTCCAATAGTTTTAATTTCTTTACTACTGCCACCAATGCGAAAGTGTAAGCGAGTCCTATCAGATTCCAGATGGTAGGCCCTCCGTCCTTGCCTTCACTAAGTATTAACAAACACGGGCTGATAATCAGCGCTCCCAGCAGTATCACTGCCAAATAAGTTTTGTTTACATTCTTCATATTATCTCAATTTTTATGGTTAGGTTTATTTGTTTTTCGTTTCTTTCCTTGCTTCATCCCCTCGTTTCGTCTTCCCCTTGTTTCGTCTATTGCTCCGCGATTCTATCGCGGCCTCCCTTCTCCGCAAGTGTCGGCTCTGCCGTCACCCATCACTCCAGTACCTTTATCACCTCACATCTTCCTTCCCCGACCTTCAGCGTCACAAAACTGCCATCTTGCATCATTCTCTGAATTTGATTTTTGGGATAGACAGGATCGGTCTCATGTTCAACTCCGTTCTTATCTATAATCTTGAAAACTTTTCGCGGCAGTGAAGTTCCATTCTTCTTCAGCCAGTTCTGATTGAAGCAGGCAAACCACTTACCCAAGTCCTTACCTCTCACCCATATTTCTTCGTTGCCGGTGAGCACTTCTGTTACAGCTTTTTCGACTGCTGCCGCTATAAGTCTCTGTGTGCTGGTGTCAAGTTTCATTTTTATACCCGTTTTACTTTGTTTTGCCCTTTTTTGCCATGAATGGCAAGAAAAGTGTTAAAAAATTTGGTCGGTTCGGGCGAAAAGCCGTTCTTTGCCATTCCCCAATGCACAAAGGTGGTGCTCTAACTGCCTTTCAACGAGGCGATTTTCGCCCGACGGCTATTCTTATGCCCTTACCCTTCCTTTTAATTTCATGGGCAAAGATAAAGTATTTGGGAAGTAAATCGTGCATAAAAGGGGTAAAAAGTAGTATGTAATTAAGTTTAATTAACGAAATGAGAGTAAACTATGGGAAAGCAACAGACAAATTTAAACAAAATTTACATTTACCTTGTGCGTAATAAGTTTTTACGCACAAAGGGAGAGCTGGCTCATCGTGCTGGCATTGCCACCACAACCCTGTCCCGCATCCTGAACGGTCAGGTCGCACCAAGTGAAGAAACCCTCGTAAAACTTAATGAAGCCTTTGACAATCGCTTCAACATTGAGTATCTTATGGGTATCTCTGACGACATGTTCCCACCCCAAAAAGAGGATGCAAAGTCCGAAGACTCTGCACCCTCCCAACAAGCATCTATCATCGAATTATACGCTCAACTCATCAAAGAAGTCGAAGGTATTCGCCGCGACCTTATAGAAGAACGCTCACATGCCCAGGAACTCAACCGCCAGCTCGAAGGCAATCTCACCCGCCTTGACCACCTTCTATCTCAAACCGATTACAAACCTCAGTCAGATATCCTGTCACACGTCGCAGAGAATCCGACCGCCTAAAAATCAAAGCTATGGTACTTCCATTTATTCTATTTTGTTTTGTTATCGTGTTTTTCTTTGTCATGTACCAAAGACCGAAGAAAAAAGAAGATTCAGTCGCCCCTATTACCATCACAATCAGCGGTGGAAACTCCGACGCTGACATTCCTGTTCAGCAGTTGCGCTATTTTTGTATCAAAGACAAAGGTTATTACGTCACTGTATGGCCAAAAGACCAAGGTATTGGGGAATGTATTGAATTTGACATTGCAGGCATGTCTTATCGCGGCGACCTCTCAGATTACTACGGTGAGCATCTTGGCACCTTAGAACCTGAGCCCACCAACCCCTACGATTCCAATGCAATCAAAATCCTTGCTGAAGACGGTCATCATGTCGGCTATGTTCCCAGAGATTACACACATGAACTTAGGCTCCGACACCAGCTTCCCTGCTCATGTTACTTCTACATCGGCAGCAACTCCGACTCCCTTTATTCATCCTGTTATGTTCCTAATGTTTTACCAGAATAAATGCGCCACGCGCTCCAATCCATCTAATTACCGCGCAGCCCCGCCATCTCTTTTAAGCCCCAAGCGGATCACAAAGGAAAACGGGGGTGCGATAGCGCTCCCGTTTGTTTATCGGAGATGCGTGGGGATTGACGGGGGAGAGTGGTTATGGTGGATTTGGGGGTATTTGGGGGTATTTAGTGCTTAATTTTTACCAAATGTTTTACCCTCAAATCTGGGGGTAAAACAAAAAGGTAAAACAGGAGTAAAACATTCGGATGCGAATGGGTGGTGTGAATGGGTGCGGTTGATATGTTTATATTACAATTTAAAAAAATAATTCTACTATGATAAATGTTGAAGTGGTGTATGACCACAAGAAAAAATATAAAAATGGCGGGTCGGCTATCGGACCTATTGAAGCGAGAATTACTTTTGCTCGTAAGGTATATTATATAAGTACGGGTGTGCGTGTTCATTATAAAAATTTTGTTGGTGGTAGAGTCATCAATCAGCCAGATGCTGTTGAGCTGAATGACAGGCTGGCTATGGTGGTGGTGAGGATTCAGTCGGAAGTAAATGACTATCTGGAGCGCGGAGTGCCTATTGATTTTGCAGCCATACGAAAGAATGTGTGGAATGCTAATGCGGACAATGAAGATGGTGATGCGCCTCTGCTTGACTGGTTCGGTGAGCAGATAGGGTTGATGCGGTTGCGTCCTGGTACTATTGTGAGGTACAAGGCGGTGATGAATAGGTTACAGGAATTTGGAGGTTTGAAGCGGTGGCGGGATGTGACGGTAGAGAATATATACAAGTGGGATGCTTGGTTGCATGGGTTGAAGAAGTCGCCTGCGGGGAATGGACTGAGCAGGTGGGGAATCTGTGACGACGGCAGAGCCGACGCTTGCGGAAAAAATATTAGCGAGCGAAACGCGGGGCGCTCGGAAGAAGATGAGTATCTTAGTGATGGCGCGGTGTATAATTACCATAAGTGTGTGAAGTGCTTGCTGAATAGAGCGGTGGCTTGCGGGCGGTTGGACGCAAATCCTTACGACCGACTGAGGGGGCAGTTCAAGCGTGGTGAGAAGGAGAGTGTGGAGTATTTGACTGAGGATGAGATGCAGAGATTCATTGACACAAAGCCGCCAGTGGGAACTGAAATGGACGTGGCGCATGACCTTTTTATTTTTCAGATGTTCACGGGGTTGGCGTATGCTGATGCGCAGGCGTTCAATATCAAAGATTATAAAAAGGTGATGGTGGAGGACGGCGGCGGAGCCGACGCTTGCGGAGAAAATGGTAGTGGAAAAGTGGAGCGATGGGTGAATGTAGGGGAGAGAGTGAAGACGGGTGTGGCTTATGTCAGTCAGCTGCTGCCACCTGTGGTGGAGGTGCTGAAGAAGTACGGATGGAAGGTACCGAAAATGGCAAATGCAAAGTATAATATATGTCTGAAGGCTCTGGGTATGGTTGCAGGGATTGACAGACCGCTACATTCTCACCTGGCTCGACATACTTTTGCCACGTGGATGCTGCGCCACGGGGTGCCGATTGAGCATGTCAGCAAGATGCTGGGGCATACGAATATTCAGCAGACGATGAAGTATGCAAAGGTGCAGCCGATGATGATATATGATGATTTCGAGAGGGTTGGGAAGCTGTTGAGTAGTGAAATAAGCGCGGATTAAATCCGCGGGCAATCGACGAAACTTTTGTAATGAGTAGTGAAATAAGCGCGGATTAAATCCGTGGGTAATGGACGGGACTTTTTGAAAATATAAATGTGCAAGGCAGGTGCTCTCACGAGTGCCTGCCTTTACTAAAAGATTGTTTTTAGGAAAATATTACAGAACTAAAAATTACATGTGCATTAACTATGTGCGGGATTCGTTGATGCGGCGCATTTCTTCACGCATTCGTTCGATTTCTTCTTGCGAGATATTCACAGCTGGTGCTTCTTCTGCCTTTACATCCCAGGGGAATGATAGAAGTTCGGTGGGGGAGTGAATGCCTGCTTTTTCCATTCTGTCACTGCCGACCCAAGCTATCATTAAATTGTATGTCTGCCAGCGTGTGGCACTCCATATATTGCGACAGCGGCGGTTGTAGCCTCGGATGATTCGGTTAGCTTCCCAGAATTTAATGTCATAAAGAAATTCGCGGCGTGGTATTCCTATCTCGCCAACGAACAGTTCATAGAGGTCGTTGGCGGTTAGGCTTTTTTTGCTGCATCATCTTTTTTCTCATCGGATTCTTGGTTGGGTTCTGGTTCGCCGTCAGGAAGCCGGTAGAACTTGCTCCACAGCTCGATGATTGTGGCGATGGCTGTGCCGAGTTCTGCGGGTGTGAGGTCGTTCATGAGGTCAGTGTCTTTGATTGGCATATCTTCGTCCTTGCTTTGGCTGTATGCGAGAACTGCTGATAGGATTGCGAACACTGATTTTTTCACGTCGGGAAGTTGTGCAGGTTGTGAATTGACTGCCTGCGCAGCTTCAGCGATGTATGATTGAATACTTTCGCCGGTATAGTCTTTATAGGCGATCTCTGTTGCGTAGCAGTAGCCGAGGGTTACTTGCTTGCCGCATAGGGTGATGGTTTTCTCTGTCATAGTGGTTGGTTGTGGTTGGTTAAGTTCCTGGATTATACTCATCGTTTATAGGTCCTACGCCTGTGAATTGAGCACGAGCGACTGATTGATCTCCGTTGGCAGCTGTGAATTGTAAATCGCTGAGGATGGCATTTCCGTAGTAATGATGTCCTACTGGTTCGATGTCGCGGTTCTTTTCACCTGCTGCACCAATGGTCTTTTCGAAGGCTATGTAATACGTGCGTCCGACCTGTAACTGGTCGGCTGCGACTGCTCCTTCGCGGTAGTATTCATCGTCATCATCTACAACGAGAGATTCGGTCTGTACGTCCCAGTTGATAGCTACGACCTGGTTGTGAATCCAATCGTCGTCTGTATCTTTGGTGGTGTCCTCTTCTATTTGCGCTGCGGCGTGGCATACGCAGCTGGTACTTGCAGCTATGCACCGAGGGTTTTCGGTGTGGATGTCCTCTGAGAGGAGGATGCGAAGATTCTCGCCTTTGATTGTTGCCATATTATTCTTTCTGTTTTAAAAATGAAAAGAGCCTCGCCTCTTGGTTAAGCTGCGAGGCTCTTGAGTAATGAGTGAGGTTATTGCAAAGCTCCGTCGCCAGCGAATTGAACGGCGAATGTAGAATTCTGACGATTCGTTGCTTGCAACTGGATGTCCTGGATGTACGCCCAGCCTGAGCGCTTGATGACAGAATTCTGTGCAACGCGGTTATTTGTACCTGCTGTTTGGTCGAAGACGATGTGTACTTTCGTCTTGTTGATCATGAGCGAGAACAAGTCCTGTGGCAGTTCGCCGTTGACGCCATTGTCCTCGAGGGTGACCAACGAGTTAGTCTGAGCATCCCAGCTGAGACCTACCACTTCTTGCTCTTGCCAGTCGCCTGTGCTATCCTTCGTTGAACTGTCCTGAAGCTGAGCTGCTACATGAAAAGTGGCGTCTGTTGCCATGGCTATACACTTTTCGCTACCGCTTGCTGCTCCGACCATTATTCGAAGGTTCTGACCTTTAATTGTTCCCATATAGTTAAGGATTTGTATCGCAGTTGTAGTTTAATGTCTGGAAAAAACAAGGGACCAAAGAATCGTATTGCACTGGTGATGCTGTGAGGGTGTAGTTCTGCGGGATCAGACTGAAGTCTGGTTGTTCCTCCACTGCACTTTCAAAGTAGTCTATGACCGTCTGACGTATTGCCGTTGTGATGTCGGCTAACTGTTGGCGGTCGGTTGCAGCCACTTCTATACCCACTTGCACCTTATCGTTGCAACCCTCGTATGAGTTGTCCTTGCTGAATCCCTCATTCTGCATGCCATCGAAAGTGATGATGATGTAGGGAACGGGTGTGTTCGCCAGTTCGTCATCAGGCACGGGGATGGTCGTGTTTTCAATACGACCTTCAACCATGTCTGCGAGAGTTTGATTACTCAGCAGTGCGTTGTAGAATACTTTGTCTGTTATCAGCGACATTTTTTACTTCTGCTTGGTTAATAATTCACTTTTTTCTCTCTTTAAAAGGGCGGACACGCAGGCCTTTGCCTTGCATTGGCGGTGTCCGCCCTTCGCGGTACAACCACTTTGTCAGAGAGAGAATTTACGGCTATCCACCAATCTCGTTAGAAGATACTGGATCGATGAGCTTGATGAGCGTGAATGCCTGGGGAGTGCCGTTGCCGTTGTTCACCTTGCCGGAGAGCTCGGTCAGCGAGTAGTCGGTGGTCATGCCGATAGCAACCGTGCCACGGTCGAAGTTG